ATTATTAAATCTGTACTGAACTTGATATTTATTTACACCAAGAACAGGTTGCCAGTTTACAAATATTTTACTTACAGCTTTATTATCAATAACAACAATTTTTTCTTCAGCTTCTAAGTTACTCGGTGCATCTTTTATAGCAGTTAAAACAGTAGTTGCTCTTGTAGGTAAGGCAACACCATCTTCAACAAAAGCATATTTCCCAGAATCGTGAGCCAGGGCTGTGACATCAAATGTCATGTCTGGGTTTTCTTTTACAGTTATTACTCTCCAAGTAGTTGTCTGTAAGGTGTCGTTTTGGATAATAAAAACAGAGTTTGGATTTGGAGCAGAACTGAAGGCAGAACTTACGTTTATTGTTGTACCAGAAATACTAGAAATAGTCTTTGTCTCTACTGAACCATCAGACAAAATTACAGATAAAGTTGCATTATTAGTTGCGTCAAGATCGGTATTTGTAGAATCATCAGCCACTATTGCAGTAGTAGTAGCAGAAGCTATCTTGCCTCCTCTTCTTAACCCAGCCTTTACAGGATCACTAATAGATATTATTTGACCACACCTTACAAGAGTTCCAGATTCAGCAGTAATTTGAAAAGTGCAAGACTCGCCAGATTTTTGTTCATTATATAAAAACCATTTTCCCATTCTTGAAGCCATACCCCGACTTGTACAACCAAAGCTTTTTATAGTTTTTACAACTGTTCCATATTTAGCTATAGCTGTGGAATCCTCAACAGTTTCATAATCTATTTCTCTTGAGTCGAGATCAAAATATCCAACATTAATAACAGTATGTCTTGTCTTTAATGAAGATCCACTATAGGTAAAACCAGCTTCTGTAACATTTGCAAGGGTAAACAAATATACAGGATCAGAGGGTTTATCACCAGATATAGAAATAGAGCCAGCCGCATAAAATGGCATAACTCTCATTGTTGAACAAATATTATTTATTAAATTAAATGCCTCTGATTGTTGGGTGATATTTACATTGATTGCAAACCTAGCTTCCTGACCACCCTCTCCATTATCTACTAATTCATTGTTATAAACAGATTGGTTGTAAAAGGTATATTGGTCTAAAGAAGTTTCAGCAACGGATAAACCATATCTTGTATTAGTTAAAATATCCCACAGAACCCATGCTGGATCTGAGTGCCATTCTTTCGCAGCTTTAAATGTGCCATTAAATGTCCCTGTGTAAGTTATACGGCCAGTTGCAATATCAACAGTTGCGTTATGAGGTATTTTTGTTTTTATTCCTCTTAATCTAAATGACCTCTTGGGTATTCTTGGGAAAGATTCTGCACTAAATCTTAATGCTAAATGTGCAGTGTCAGGATAGGCATTTTGTTTAAATATAACTTCAGTAAAACTAGACCAACTAAAAGCTGTAAATTCTGGACTTGTCGTGTCAGCAGTAGTTCTCGAAACCCTTACATTAATAGGAAAGCTAGTGTTTGCAGGTAAAGTAATTAAATAATCTCTGAAGTATGCACTGGTGGATCTTCCTGTAACAGTATCGTCTATTGGTGCTGTTGTTGTTCCATTGTTTTGAATTATCTCAACCTTTACACCAGCACTAGCACCAGCAATTTCTCCATTATCTTGAACTTTTTGAATATTTGCAAAAGATACTGTTACCCTAATTGCATTAACAGAAGTGTTAGAAACTGCTCTTGTAATCGCATTTCCAAAAGTAACAGCAACCCCAACAGAAGTTTCTGTCTCAATATTTGCAATGCCACCAATAAAAGTTTGACTTGAAGTACCAAATCTAGGTTCAAATCCTACATCTTTAAAATTAAATTGCCCTTCGTCTGGTGCTGTGTTACTAGCTGCGGTTAATAAAAGTTGAGTACCATTAAGGAATATGTCTTTTTTAAAAGCATTATTATATGCAGTTGACCCTTGAGTAAGACCAGCCTTTGATGCTGTTGCTGATCCTTCAATCTCTCCCTCGCCTACAACTTCGACAAGAGTATTGAATTGTTTTGAAGATAAAGTGTCAGAAGGTAATTCTGGATTTGTAAAGACAGTCTGTTGACTAAATTCTTGTATGCCAGCCATTATGCGTCACCTCTTACTTGTACTGTATCAATACCATTAGAAACTGTACATGAACCAACTATGGTTTCTCCATATATTAAATTAATCGGAACTCCACTTTTACTGATATTAGTTATCCCACTAAATGAATAGTTTGAAGCAAGTGAAGAAGGGTCTGTTGCTTCCATACCAGATGGCCCAGTTGCAGATGGTTGTGGTGCAAGCATTGAGGTTACCCCATCAATAATCAAAGAAGTACCAACAGCCGTAACGATAGACCCAATAATTCCTGTTCCTACAATTCCTCCAATAGCAGAAGATACAGCACCACCAAAAACAGGAGCAATAAAAGGAACTAAAAAACCAGATCCAGTTGCAACAGGAATAATTCTTATATCACTTTCCCCTGACATAAAGATTTTTTCTTCAGTAACTAATTTATCTCCTGTCCAAACCTTATATGGTGTTGTTAATAAATAACCTTGTAACTCAGGAAAGTTGTTATGTAAAAAACTAAATGCCTGTCCTACATTATTAAGATCAGCTTCAAATGTTGATTGACCTAATATCTGTCTTAACTTTCCATATACTTTAATTGTTCTCAACATGGCGATACCTTTTATAGATTGATTTTTGCATTTGAGAATCAAGCAAATCTTTTGAACTTAGTCTACCAACCTGATGATGTAATACCATCTGATCTCCAACATAAATACCAACATGGCAGCCAGTATGTTTGCCCATACTCATTAATAATAGGTCATCTTTTTTTATATCATCTTCCACTTCTATAAAATTACATAAAGGTATTTCGTTTTCAAATTTATTATTTGTAAGCATTTCATTAGGGCTTTTTGGCCTGATCATATCTCCTACCGTTAATGCTTTTTGTTTAAAATAATCCACTACAATTGTCCAACAATCAGCAGCACCCCAAACCCAAGTTTTGCCAATTACTTTTGATGACTTATATCCAGTAGGTTTAAAGCTATGCCAATCATCTATCTCAGGACTGTAAATATGCCATTGTAAGCCCAAATATTCACACGCTGACTTATCAGCCTCAGAAGGAAATATTGGCCCTTTAGGGTGTGAATGTATAAGCCCGACAAGTTCACCGCTATCTTCTGCCATAGCCCAATCATCAGGGTCAATAATAAAATAAGATATTTTGTCATTTGCTAAATTTTTACAAGGAAAATAAACTTCTTTGCCTTTTACAATCGCCAACAACCCACAAGATTCTCTAGGTAAACATTCTTTTGCGTGGTCAGCAGCCTTTTCTTTCCAAGTCATGCGTCAATAAATGTGCCAACTCCGTCAAAATCTTTTCTAGTAATTTGTCTTTTTGGTACTTTTACATTTGCGTGGTCATTTTCTCCTCTCATTTCATATTGAACAATCTGTCTATTTTCTGTAACTTTTCTATCAAGAAAGAAAACTTCATCTGGATATTTGTTAGAACTAGGAGTACCAAAAGGATTAGTTTGAGTTGTTGATGAGCTTGTGGTGGTCTGGGTTGTAGTGTTTGGGTTGTTCATCGTGATTGTATTCCCCATTGCGTTTCCATGAACTGTGCAATAATATCTTAAATCTGATGGTGCATCTGGATATGGTGGTTGAAAAGTTACAGAACTACCAGCAGAACCTTGAGTCCCAGCTACAGTTACACCTGTTGAGTAACTAGCACCAGAATTTTGTTTAATTCTTAAAGGATGACCAGAATTAGAACTATGAGACTGATCAAAAATATAAGTTGAACCACGTTTCATAGTAATAACAGGATTGTTGCTGCCATTAAGTGCAAAAATATTTACGCCTCCGACATTCACTACTGTTACTGTGTAAGTTACAGTTTCAGCATCTGCTGGGTCAGCAATAGTGGTTGTGGTCGTGGTCGTGGTCGTAACAGGAGCAAAGTTTATAGCATCAATATTATCGGCTGTGGTTCTTATCCTGGTAAGCTTCGCACCATTCAAGTCATTAGCTGGAGTGAAGGCATTAACAGTTGCAATCAAAGTTGTAAGGGTCGATAAAACATTACTTACAGTCAATGTAGGTCTTGGGATTTGTCCTCTGCCTGTAAATTCAAAGCCCTCCGCTTCTATAGGAAATCTTGTATAAGAATTACCCTGCCAAACAATCTCGCCATTACCATTTTGATTTGATCCACTATGAAATCTATATAACTGATCGGAACCATGTATTGCAGCAATTAATTGAAGTTCAAACAACTCAATAACAGCAGAAGGGTTTATCTTTTGTAATTCAGAGGTAGGTATTGCCATTTATGGTTCAGCTAGTTCCTCAAAAGTAAGGTTCATATTCACTCTGTTTAAATAAGGAATAGACCTTGATCTGCTGGTGCATTTAAACTTTCTAGCAGAAGATTCTCCTGTCATTGTGTAATCAAAAGAGGCTTGGTCATCAAATCTACTATTCAAAAAAGTGTCTATAGTGTCCGCGTCTGTTTCCGATATTGCAAAACTCAAGCTAAGTTTATGAAGTCTTTTATTTGCTGGTAATCCAAAAACAGTTCTAAACTCATATCCATCACCCATTTTTGTAGTGATGCTTTTTTGTTCTATTGTTTGACTTGTTCCGTAAGTAGGAGTTATGGAAGGGAAAGTTGCCATTATGCTAATAAACCTCCAGCACGTTTTTCTTTTATTAGTTGAGCCTGGACAGCCTGACCGATTGCTTGGCCTAGCTGTTGAGCATCAGCAGTAGAACCTTGCACTGAACTTCCGCTTGCATCTACATTAACAGTGACCATGTTGGTTACACTATCACCACCCATTGCATTATTAGGAATAATAGTACCAGCAGATTTAGGAACAAATAATTCTGGGCCACGCTCTCCAACGAGTGAAGCTTTTCCTACAGGTGGTCTTCCTCCATTTGCAAAGCTAAGACCCGAACTAATACCAAGATTAACAGAACCAAAACCAACACCGCCTCCACCGCCTCCACCAGAAAATAACCCTCCACCGCTTTTCTTACCACCGCCAAAAATACCACCTAAAAATCCACCTATTTTATTTCCTATCCCAGAAACCGCACGTTGCATTGCAACTTCTACAAGCTTTCTTTTTAAATCATTCAAAACACTTATGGCTGCATCTGCAAGTGATTTTGTACCCATTACCGCATCAGTTAAGTTACTTACAATTCCTTGCTCTACACTTTCACCAATCTCCATAAATTTTTCTTTTAACAAATCAGCTTCACTTTTTACATTCAGTAAATTTTCAGCAAATTTTTCAGTCCCAAGAGATAACCCATCAACTAAAAAGCTTGTTTTCCCAAGGCTCTCGTTAAATAAATCATTAACCGTTATTTTACTTTCTATTGCTTCAACGTTCTTAGTTGTACTTTTTGTAAGGTCTTTTGTGGTCTGGTTTGTCTTATGTACAATTTGTCCATTCTTTACTTGTATTTTACGAATTTTATTATTAGATTCTGCAATTTTTTCTGTTTCAATTTTTTGCTCTTCTAGTTTTTTAACTGTTAAAGCGTTTGTGATTAATTCTTTTTTCTTTAAATTCATTATTTGTTGAAACTGTTCTCTAGCATCTTTGTTAAATCTTCTTTCAAAAAAACCAAAATCTTTACTTATTTCTTCAGTAGCAAAATCTCTAGCCTCTGTTTCAATTTTTACCATATCTTTTTTGCCTAATTTATTAACCAAACCAATACTTTCTACGAGTTTTGTGATTTGACTAACAGCATCTATCGCAAGATTTAAAACGGTTTTAATCTCATCTTCAAGTTCAGTTCCAACTGCTCTTGCTAAAGTTTCAACTGTATCTTGTAAAGTGCTTAATCTTCCATTTAATGTGTCTGCTTGTGCTGAAGCACCACCAAAGAACTCTCCACCTTCGCTTGTTAAGTTTACTATTGCTTTTCTAAATTGTTCAGCACTTACAGCCCCATCACTCATTGCATCTGCAAGTTCTTCTGCTGACATTCCAGTAATTTTTTGTAATTCCTTAGTTACATTTATTCCTTTTTCTAATAACATAATATTTTCTTCTTGCTGAAACTTATTCTTTGCTACGACTTTACCAATAGCAAGTGAAACAGAATTAATATCCGCACCAGCAGTACCAGCAATATCAGCAATTCTGCGTGTCATATCAGTAACATTTTCTGTTTCAACACCAAAAGCTTTCATTCTTTTAGTAATTTCTATTAGTTCACTACTTGTAAAAGGTGTTACAGCACCAAAGTCTTGCATCTCTTTTATTATTCCATTTGTTTTTTCTATAGAACCAGTTAAAACTTCAAGACTTTTTCTTTGGCTTTCTAGTTCTGCTGTTTTAACAAATACAAATCTTGCTGAACCAACTACTGCCAAAGCCGCCAGTAAAGGTTTTAAGGCTCCGACTAAAGTTCCAACGCCTGCACTTGCTGTCTTTGCTGATTTCCCAGTATCTCTTATTGATCTATTTGATTTATCTAATCTGCCTTTTAATTTATTTGTATTTTGACTTAATAACTTTGTTTGATCGTTTACTCTCTTTAATGGAGAGATTGCATTACTCGCATCAACTATTAACTTTACTGTTGATTGAGCCACAGAAACAAATAACCTTTATTATATACTACCTTGATTTTGCTTTTTGACGATTCATTTCTTGTTTTTCTCTGTCATTTTTAATTTCATAATATGCAGCCCAGTGTATTAACTCCTCTTCCGTCATAGATTTTCTTAGTTCTTGTACAGATTTTCCTAGTTCTGTTGCGAGAAAAAACTCAAAGCTTAACCAGTTATCTCGCCTTATTCGTTTTTTGCTGTATTAATATCGACTTGGATATCCATCATAAATAATTCAAGTTCATTTAAAACACTTTCTGGTAAAAATCTTTGTAGGTTTTCAGCATCAGCAGAAGCAAAAGCTTTCGTACCGTCTTCATTCTCTGCAAGTTGGCAAAGAAGTCTTGTTGATATTGTTAAGGCATCATCTGTACCAGCCGCTGCTTGGGCTTGCTTTCTATCAAACCTCGTAAGTGGTGGAAAATAAATCTCTTTTAATATTTCGCCATTAGGATTTTTTAGTTCATATTTCCTTCTAGCTGTCATTACATCACTAAAAGCTTCAGTGATGAGGTCTACGTTTCTTTTTGTCGCCATATTAAATTGGGGTTGTTATTTAAAATTTACTATATAGCTGAAGTTATTGCACCGTTTGTTATGAATGAGATATTCACTACTTGAATCTCTCCAAGCGTTGCACCATATTCAGCACCTGTGATTATTCCAGCAAATCCTATCTTTTTGGAAGCTGTAGCTGAA